TAAATTAAGAAAAAAAAAAAAAAAAAAGAAAAAAAAGAAAAATAGTATAACAATAATACTCAAGAAAGAAAACGAATATACTGAATTTTCTTTATCCGAAGAAAATAAAATAAAATTTATAGAACAAGGTTATAATATCACTAAAGAATTATTACCTATTATAATTGAAAATACTAAAGAAATAGATAATACTAAAGATATAAAAAAAATAGAAAATTAATTGGCATTATTTTTTACAAAATCTTCTAATGCGTCCGCATTCCTGGCGCCGTTGTATTCAACAACGTCATTTTCCTTTAATAATTTAATAGTTGGGTATCCTTGGACGTTGTTTTCGTTGGCAAATTCTTTTTCAACTGCGGAACCTTCAGCATTACAAGCGTGGACTTTAACATTAGCACCATTAACTTTTTGGTTATTCATCTTAGAAACTAATTTTTGCCATTCTGGTTTAGTGCTGACACAGTGTGGACACCAGTCAACATAGAATAATACTAAAACTACTTCATTACCTCTTGGGTTTGGTTTTTCTACAAGATTATTTAATTCCATTGGTGAAGATTCAAAACCTTCAACTGATTTCTTATTTTTTGTAATAACGTAATATAAACCAATTGCTATTAAAACAATAACTAAAACACACACAATTAAAGTATTAGTATCACTTTTATTGCTTGAACTTCTGACACTTCGGACACTTCTTGAACTTCTCATTTTATAATATATACAAATATTTTATTTTTTTTTGAAAAATTAAATATGGAATTAACAAATACTAAATAATTAATTCTAAATCGTTTAATGTATCAATATCGTGATATTCATTTTTAGACATTATATATGGATATATATTATCTCCGCTAATAGTTCCATTTTTAACTATATTTGTATTTAAAATATCAATATATCCATTATGTAAATATGTATCAGGTAATTTTTGTCTACACTCATTATAAGGTTCTATAATACTATCAACATTTAGGAATAATGGTTTTAACTTATTATCTAAAACTCTATACATTTTATATGGTGATTTTTCAAATGGTATAACAGTTCTTAAACTATCATATTTATTTCTATTTTCTATAAAAGTTTTTATACAATTATTTAATATTTCTACATTCCTTGTCGGGTATGTTGGTCTTAATTGTATAATAAAATCAGGAATATAATCTTCTTTTTCTAAATAATCTAAACAATGTTTAATACATTCATAATCGGTGGATAAATCACCTGATATTTCTTTAGGTCTTAAAAAAGGCACTTCTGCACCATATTTTAAACCTATTTGTCTATATTCTTCACTATCTGTTGATAAAATAATCCTTATATCTTTATTATAATTAGATTGTTGTGCTTGTTTAATACTCCATACTAACATAGGAAATCCTTGGAAATTTAAAATATTTTTATTTGGTAATCCTTTGGAACCACTCCTCGCGGGAATAATACATAGTATCTTCATTATTAGAGATTTATTATATAAAAATAGTTATAAAAAAACTAAGAAAAAAAAAAAAAAATAAAATATAAAATAAATAAAAGTAAAATAAATATAAAATAAATAAAAGTAAAATAAATATATTAAAATAAAATAAATATATTAAAATAAACCAAATTGTTTAATGAATAATTTAGGGTTAAATTTATTATCTTCGTATAATTTTTCTTCAATCCAAATGGCATTTGCGTCTTTAACTAAATAAATTTTCCCATATTTATTAATATTATGACAGAATTGCCAATGTTCACAGACAAAATTTTTAATAAAACAGTTATATTTCTTTGCTTCTTTAGGGATACCATAATCCCATTTATTACTAAGTAATATATCTTTCCTTATAATAGCTAAACCACCAAATCCTGTTTTTATTTCTACGACATTTTTATTTTTACTAAATAATTCTTTGATACCAAAATGATTATGTTTATTATTAGAATTAAAATATTTACCATAATTTAGAGCCATTATATCATAATATTTGTTATCTATTTTATTATTAGTAATATAGTTAGTATTGGCACAGAACATAATACCGTCTGGATATTCTTTTATTTTATTGGATAGTTTGAGAAGAGTATTAAAATCAAATATTATATCAATATCCATTAAAACTACCCAATTATTTTTGAGATTTACAATATTATGTTCTAAGCAAATATTATCTTTATAAAAACTTAGCAAATTATTACGAGCTTCTAAAATATTTATATAGCGTTTATATCTCCCTTGTTTTAAATATAAATTTATATCACTTATACTTGTATATTGACTTTCTTGTATAGGTTCTGGTATATCTACAGTTTTAATATTGAAATGTGGATTTTGATATTTATATAATATTTTTTTAGTATTATCGGAAGAATTATTTTCATAAGTATAAAATCGCAGATTGCTAATATTTTTGTCTAAGTTATTTTTTATAAAAGGGAAAATATTATTGAAGTAATTTTCACCATTTTTAACAATAAATAATATATCTAAATTATTCAAATTTATATCTCGTTTTATCTCTATATTTTTATTTAATTGGTTTATATTATTTTTTATTCGCCTCAATTCATCTATTATAATAGTTTTAGAAGGGTAATCACCGTATTTACTTGTATGAAGAATAAATATTTCTTTTATTTTTTCATATAAATTCATTTTATAATAACCTATAATTATATAAAATCAATATTTTAAATTTGAATCTAACCACGGTTCCATTTTAAATATACAATACCAAAAAGCGTGTCCACCGAATGGATTTGGATGAGAAAATTTTTCTACTGAAAATTCCCTTGCGGTTTCAAAAGGTGGTAATTTTCCTATATTATATAGTCTCATAATATCTGTAATATTACAATCTTCTAAAATATTTTTTTCAACTACATAAAAAAAATATAAATCTTTTATTCGGGTAGAATCTATTTTATTTTTTGATAAAATTAGTTTGTGTTTATTTAGCAGTTTAACATTATTTTCCATCTTGGTTCTAAATTTTTCATAATAATCTCTACAAATTTGTATCATTATATTTTTATTTCTAAAACTTAAACCACCATTTCCTATTAATCTATTTTCTAAGGGTGCCCCTATATAATCATATTGTAAGAATTTTTTATCCAGTTTTCTAAAGATAATGGTATCTTCTTGGTAAATGATTAATTTTTGACCTAAAAACTGTTTCCAAAAGTTAGAAGTTAGTAACATAATACTATATTCTTCTCTGGTTAAATTATCTTTTCCTATATTTATAATACGAATATCTCTATTAATTGATTTAGATATATTGTTAAAAAATTCGTAGTTCAAATTTCCACATACTATAGTAAATGATACTTCGCTACCTAATTTTAAAATTGCGTTTTTTATTATAAATGATAAATGATCCATTTTCCGCATTTCTATAAGAATTGCCTCTATATGATTTCCTCTAGAAATAATAGGTAATGGAATATTATTTAGTTTTTTTTCTTTATTTATACAGTATTTCCTAAACTTTTTCTTTTTTAATCTAATTACTTCATTATAATAAATATCGATATCCATTTTTTATATAGGAATAATACATAAAAAAAAGATGGAAAATATATCTAAAATCGAAAATATATCTAAAAATCAAATACTAATTTTATTTTTCTTGTAATATATCTAAAAATCAAATACTAATTTTATTTTTCTTGTAATATATCTAAAAATCAAATACTAATTTTATTTTTCTTGTAATATATCTAAAAATCAAATACTAATTTTATTTTTCTTGTAAAACAAGTTTATTTCCTCTTCCACTAAGTTATTATAGATATCACTATTAACTATAATAAATTCCAATTGTCTATAATCAAAATCATTATTAATAAATATTTGATTAAATTCGTTATAATTAATAGTATAGTTTCTTTTCCCCGTAATATTAAAGATAACTAAATCTACTTTATTTTTTATTTCATTTTTTTTCTTTAAAATGAATTGTCTAATTTTATCTATCGAGTAATTTTCATTCCTAAGTGTTTCCATTAGAGTATGGTGTAATTTATTATTATTAAAAACAGTAATATTTAATTCTCTTTTTACTAAATTTTCTACATTCCTTTGATTTTGAAATAAAAATTCTTTATATTCTTCTAAACCTACTATATAATTATTGATAAAGGTATGGTTTTTATTTCTAAGTAGTTCTATTTCTTTATCTGTAGGTTGTCTATTTAATAATATTTGAAATAGTGTTTTCATTATTATATTATTATAAATTTAGTTATTTTATCTAACATAATAAAAATTGAATATTAATTTTCTTTAATAATAAAGCAAAATGTCTAAATCAATTCCATACTGGAAACTTAGTCAAAGATGTACAGTTTTCCCACACTTAGAGTTTGGGAAACTGTATACTTTAGAAGAATTAAAAACAATCGCAGAAACGTTGAAGAAAGACCTTGAAGGCAAAATGACTATTCAAATTTTCGATGAAAGTTCATATTGTAGAGAGGCAAATGGAGAATGGAATGTAATGATAGGAGTTGGTTTTAAAGGAGCTAAAGCCAATCTATATACATATATGCTTCGACGAGATGAAGATTTTGGAAAATCCTATGGTTGTCCATTTCAGAATTCTGCTTATATATATGATATTAAGCATGCGAGATTTTCACAGGAAACAGCGAAAGAAGAATTTCTTATAGTTGAAAAATACTTGATGGAAAAATTAGGAGGTGAAAAGATTAATTCATTTCCTTGTTAATAAGAGAATGTAGATTAAAGATAAAACAAAAGAAAATAAATATTTTTTTGTTTTATTTTTTATTTTTTTAAAAATATATATAAAATTAACTTGTGGCATATTGTAATGTCATAATTCTAGCTCTTTTATTATATTCGTCTTTATTAGCCAAATATGCTTTAGCTGCTTCTTTAGATAATGGATCATCCGGATTAGGATCTGTTAATAAAGAACTAATAGATAATAATACTTTAATTATTGTTAAAGCAGGACTCCAATTAGTATTTAGTATATCTAAACATATACTTCCATTTCTATTTATATTAGGATGGAAAATCTTAGTAATGAATTTTACTTTAGGAGGTTTAAAAGGATATCTATCAGGGAAATTAACACTTAATTTAAATAATCCACCCGCATATGGAGAATTAGAAGGTCCTATAATAGTAGCGTTCCATTCAAATAAGTTAGACATATCGATAGGACCCGCAGTACAATTTGCCGGAGGGTCTTTTTCTATTTCTCCCAATTCTTTTCTAATTCTCTTTAGTGCTTTGTCAGTTGATACTTTGACACTCATTACTTATTTATAATATTTTAATCTTTAAATTTAATAATCTTTAAATTTAATTTATTTTTTGAGTTCATTCATTGCTACTAAATATATACAAGATAAACAAGCAATAACGATAGCACCGGATTGTGCGGATTGTTCACTAAATCTTACCAAAAATTTAAATACTAAATATAATAAGATACCAATTATCAAAGAATGTAATAATATTTCGGAGTTTTTATTCATTTAATAATATAAAAGAATAAAAATTTATAAAAAATAAAAATTATAAAAAATTTGATTTAATATATTTTTGATTTATTAGATTTAATAGATTTATTAGATTTAAATAAATTCAGAGAAATTCTCTGGTAATTCCTCTATTAAAGTATGATAATACTTTTGAATATCGTGTAATTTTCCAATATCTACGTGTGTTACAAAATTAATTGCGACACCCTTCCTTCCAAATCTACCACTTCTTCCAATTCTATGAATATAATTCTCTATACTATAAGGAATATCATAATTAATCACAATTGATACCTGCTGAACATCAATCCCGCGAGATAATAAATCTGTTGATAATAGAATTCGAGAATCACCTCTTCTAAATTTCTCAACAATTTCAGTTCTCTCCTCTTGAGGCATTTCTCCATGAATTGTCGCAACTGTGAAGTTATTATCTGCCAACCTTCGTGACAAATCATTCACAATTTTCTTGGAATTACAATAAATTATAGACTGAGCGGCACTAATCATATTATACAAATCGCATAGAGTTTCAAACTTAAAGTCATTTCTCTCCGCATTTACATAAAACTGCTTAATACCTTCTAAAGTTAATTGCTCGGTTTTCACCAAAATCTTTAAAGGTTTATCCATAAATTTCTCCGTAATTTCAAAGAACTCCTTTGGCATTGTCGCACTATATAAACCTACCTGTAATTGATTACTCCTAAGAAATCTAAAGATATCCTGAACTTGAGTAACAAATCCACGCGATAACATTTCATCTGCCTCATCTACAACTAGATAATTAATATCCTTATATGCGATGTAATTTTTAGACATCATATCTAACACCCTTCCAGGCGTTCCAATTATAACATGAGGATTCAATGATAGCTCGTCAATATTATTCCTAATACTAGTTCCTCCAGATAGTAAACATACCTTAACATCCATATATCTACTTAAATTACTAAAGACAGTATGTATCTGATGCGATAACTCTCTAGTATGAGAAATAACTAATGCTTGTGTTCTCTGTTCTTCTTTAAGACTCTGTAAAACACTAATCGCAAAAGTCGCAGTTTTACCAGTTCCGGATTGCGATTGAGCAATTAAATCCCTCCCATCTAAGAATGGTTTAATCGCGGTTTGTTGAATTATACTTGGTTTTTCAAAACCAAAGGCAAATATACCTCTTAGTAAGTTATCTTTTAATTCTAAATCTTCAAATGATTCATATTTAGGTAATTCAGTTTCATTACCCGTATTTTCCAAAATTTCAGTATTGCTTGTTTGTAAAGACATAATAATTTTATTTAATTTATCTTTAAATAATTATTTAAAATGAATCAATTTTTTTTTTATAAAATAAATTATCTATGATTTAATTAAATATGATAAGTCATAATATAAATGTTAAAAAAGGAAAAAATTATAAAAATGATAATGTTAAAAAAAAAAATGATAATGTTAAAAAAGAAAATGATAATGTTAAAAAGGAAAATATAAGTGTTAACAATAGAAAAGAAACTTTAATAGAGAATTTTCATACTAATGCTGGAAATATTCCAAGATTGGCGAATAATCCGAATGTTAAAGAATATAATGACGCTAATGAAAAAAGAAAACATGGAGTATCAGCAACTACACAGGCATTTTGTAAACAAAATCAGGATTCTATAGGAAAATTAGACCCCAAGGAAATGGAATATAAAGGAATGTCTCAAAGAAAAAGAATAGAATTTAAACCAGATAAGGAACAGGCTCTATCAGAATTTACAGAATATAATCCTTTTTTTTTAATATTTCCTATAATGAATTTTATTTTACAATTTGTAGGTGAATTTTTTTCTATATTTTGGTGGTTAGTAAGAGAATCATTCAATGCTGTTTACGATATGATGATACCTAAAAATGTAACTGGTAGTTTCGGTATAAAACCTGGAACAAAATATTGTATGAATAAAGTATATTGGAGATATTTTCTTACTATGTTATGTCCACCGGCAGGTGTATTTATGGCATATGGTATTACAGGTTGGGTTCAAATAATAATTTGCTGTATTCTTTCCTTACTTTATTATATTCCAGGATTAATATATGCTATAATAGTTATGAATCGGTCTGATGTAGCAGAACAAATAGAAAATGCTAAATTTGGTTCTTGCGATGGTTCCAAACAGAGTTTCTTTATTAGTGACCAAGATAATAAAGCAAAATGTAATAGAGTTGTTGGTGATAAATGTCACGCAGGAGAGGGAAAACCTGTTCCAAATGACCCTACTGCTTCTTCTTGTTGTATGCAACCAGAATATAAAGATGGAAGATGGTATTTAGGGACACAAATTGCTCTTAATTCCGACGGTCAAGAAATTCAATCATATGAAGAAGGAGAAATAACTTGTAGAGTTCCTAAATTTAATTTTTTTACAACAAAAGATGAAGCAGGAGTTTGTGTATTTAAAAGTACGGGGAGACCGAGTATTTAAATTTATATTTATATTTTTATTTTTAATATGAGGAACCCGAGTATTTAAATTTATATTTATATTTTTATTTTTAATATGAGGAACCCGAGTATTTAATTTTATATATTTTAAATAATTATAATATGAGGAACCCGAGTATTTAATTTTATATATTTTAAATAATTATAATATGAGGAACCCGAGTATTTAATTTTATATATTTTAAATAATTATAATATGAGGCACCCGAGTATTTAATTTTATATAAAATTGATTTAATATATTGATTAAAATTAATTAAAAATGGAAAAATGTTTTAAATGTAAAAAAGAAATAAATACAGAAAAATATTGGAAATATAAAGACCAATCTGCGTGTAATTCTTGTTATGATAAGGAACTAATAGAAACAAATGATGGGACTATGGCTGGTTATATATTAGAAAAAGAGGGGTGGAAAAAATATTCGAATATTAAATAATAAACAAATAAAAAAAATATTAGTTTATAGTAAATGATACCAGACGATATTAAAGATAAAATAGACAGAGATGAATGGACTTTTACTGATAAAATATTAAAGGGTGGTTTTGGATATGGTAAATTTTGTATTCCCGACGAATTACCTCAAGTAGTTATGGCTGTTATATTCCCCCCTTTATCAATTCTTTGGAATTGGCACCTAGGTTATTATAGTATTTGGGAAACTATACAGAAATTCTTTACTTGTTTATTATTGACTATGTGTTTTTATTTACCAGGTCTTATTTATGCCATAAATGAATTAAGTTGTAAAGCAAGAGTTAAAATTTCAGAACAGAAATACCTTGATAAAACATTACAAGAAGCACAAACCGGAATGGATATTACAGATTATGAAGATGGAAGTAGATTAATGGATTAATATATTTTACTATAAACCCTATATACCCTTTCTTTCGTTTTATCTAAATTATCTTTTATAATATTAAAATTTTTATATAAATCATTGCGATTATAAAAATATATATCTTTAAACGGACTTTCTTTATAACCAAAATCAAATATTTTTAATACTTTATTATGAAAATTATAGTTTAGTAATCCCTCATTAGTTTCTATTTCTAATTTATATATTTCCCTTCTATTTATTTCATTTAATAATATATTTATTTTATTTATATTTATTTCATTTATATTTATTTTATTTATAAAAATATTATTGTCATCATATTGACAAAATATTTCAGGATCTTCTAACAAATTACCTAAATCAAGATAATTAGTTATTATATCTTTAATGCTAAGTTCTATACCTATAATAGTTTTATGTTTATAAATTTGTCTATGTAATTTATTTCTAATTTCATACATTTCCAAAATATGATAATAGGTTTTGTCTAAATAACTAAGTTTTCCATCAATTACTCTAACATATTTTATAATTCTTGAACAATCTAAAGAGAACGAAAGACCTAAATAAAATGTATCTCTTTTTAGATAGTCAAATTTATCTACATCTATTCCGTTTCTTCTATTAGAAACTATTTCATATAGGAAATGTTTATTTTTATCTATTTTACTAAAATCTAAATCATATGGATTAATTAAATCCCCTATAAATTTTATATCGTCTTTGTCTAAGTTTATATTATATTTATTTACAATATGTTCTAATATTAATATTGACCTTCTTTCGTGTATTACAAATTTATTTTTATTATTACATTCTAATATAGTGTCTAATAAGTGACTAAATGGACCGTGACCTAAATCGTGACATAATCCCGCAATTTTAACTAATAATATTTCTTTTTCCTTTATTTCTAATTCAGGTTGATTTTTCTTTAAATTACTCATTAATTCACCTGCTAAATAATAAACTCCTAAAGAGTGTTCAAATCTAGTATGATTCGCAGAAGGGAATACATAATGAACTACTCCTAATTGTTTTATATTCCTAAGTCTTTGGAATTCAGGAGTGTCTATAATAGATAATGTAATATCGTCTACTTCTATAAAACCGTGTATAACGTCAAAAATAACTTTGTTTTTATTCATAAAATAATATTAATTAATAATATGGAATATATAACTAATTTTTTCAAA